AAAGCAGCCGATTACGTCAATGGCTTAGACGCAACCTCAATCAGCATCGCAGCATAAGGGGATGAAAATGTCAGGAACTAATGCACCTATAAAGCCACAGTTTGAAGGCCAAATTGTGGGGTTTGTATCGCCACATGCTGATGTGGTGCTGTTTGATGTTGCAAGGTTTGATAAGTATGGGCGCTTAGAATGGCACGCTATTAATGAGCCTAGCGATGAGCAAAAAAACAATGCTGTATTTATTAATCGAGATCAATCATGAGTAATCAGATGCTAGAAATACTCGCACGATACGCAGCAATGCGTACTGGATGCGAGCGTGCTCTTGAGCTGTTAGAGAATCCCGATTCATCGGATTTTGACGCTGACAAAGTAACCCATTTTTTAAAAACTATACTGGATGCGAAATCATGAAAACCTATACAGCATATGATCAGGTCCCAAAAGGCGCTTATTACTTAGGCTCAGAAGATGGCGCTGGCTTTATGAGTGAAACATTATCTGACTTAATTGAGCAGTCAATTAACCCTGTACGCTTGCGTGAAGACGATAACACTTACTCTTATTTTGAGGTGACACAATGAAAACTTATAGAGTTTATGGGGAGTACATCCAGCGTGTTTATATTGATGTTGTGGCGCTCGACAGTGAGTACGCTCAGGACATAGCAGCCAGCACGCCTTTCACTGACTGGATACCAGCACGCAAGCAAACTGAAATAGACATCACAGGGGTAGATTATGCGTGACCACCACACAACACAGCGCCAGGCGTGGCTATATGCTATGCAACATGGCACGCCACCAAGCGCTCGCACTGTTTACAGTGACATAGCAGCGGCCTTGCTTGCTGCGCTGGCCTTGCTTGCTGCGCTCTGGATATAGGGGTTAGACATGGAAAACAAATACATAGCTTACTACAGGGTTAGTACCGATAAGCAAGGCGTCTCAGGGCTCGGTCTTGATGCGCAGCGATTCGCAGTTGAGGCGTACACAAGAGGCGGCGAGATTCTAGCAACCTATGAGGAAATAGAATCCGGTAAGCGCAGAGACAGGCCGCAGCTAATCGCAGCGCTAGCGCACGCCAAGCGCTGTAAAGCCACGCTCATAATCGCCAAGCTAGACAGGCTTGCACGCTCAGTGCATTTTATATCTGGCCTCTTGGAATCAGGCGTTCAGTTTATCTGCGCAGATATGCCAGAGGCCGATAAGGTATTTTTGCAGATGATGGCCGTTTTCGCAGAGTATGAGGCCAAGAAAATCAGTGAGCGCACCAAGGCGGCACTAGCGCAGGCTAAACGCAATGGCAAGCGCTTGGGATCGCCATGCCCTACACGAGGTGGCACACTTGGGGCTGTCGCTATGAGTGACAAGGCAAGCGCTTACGCCTTGCGAGTGTTGCCCGTAGTGAGGGATATACAGACTGTGGGCGGCGCTCAAACCCTGCGAGATATAGGGGCAGCGCTTACCGCACGAGGCGTACAGACACCACGAGGCGGCACGGCTTGGCACCCCTCACAAGTCAGAAATTTATTAGCCAGGGCAACATAGGTGAGGGTGCGGGGATTTTTTATTCTTAAAAACTGGAGGAAATATGTCGGAAATTATCAGCTTGCTTTTTTATCTTGTGATTATCGTGCCTGTTTGCATGGCAATTGGTGGGCTTTTGACATGGATGGAACGCAGACACCTTGCGCATAAGCGTAAGAAATTTATCGCTGACTTAGGAGAAAAGATATGGACTTCACAAAAGTAAGATTTAACGGTGCTGATTACACGCCTGAGCGTGACAATCAAAGGCTAGGTAAGCAGTTAGACAGGGTAGTGTGGGCGATGCAGGATGAGCAGTGGCACACACTCAGTGCAGTGGCACGCATGACGGGCGATCCAGAGGCAAGCGTAAGCGCACAGTTGCGACACCTGCGTAAGCCTCGGTTCGGTGGTCACACAGTCGAGCGTAGGTATATGAGTAACGGGTTATATGAGTACAAGTTAATTTTAAACACGGAGAATTAAATATGTCTGAGGGAAAACTTACGCCGAACACAATGATGTCGGCATCACGTCTGCCAGGCTTGCTTGGCATCTCTAAATACTCGTCACCCAATGACGAGCTGACCATGAGTATTGAGTCACTCAAGGGTAATGAGCCTGAGCACAAAGAGATTGAGGCCGCAGACTGGGGCAATCGCTTTGAGAATCAGATATTGCAGCAGGCGTGTGAGCGCTTGGGACTGGTCACCTATAACCTGAGCCACACTGAAGCGTCATTTCACGCTGAGTGGCCTCTGTGTTGCAGTCTAGACGGCACAGCCGATGGGCATGGGCTCGTGGTGGAGACCGATCCAGACCGTGGCATATTCGTGGTGGGCAAAGACAGCATTGTGCTTGAAGGCGTGGGTGTGCTCGAAGCCAAACTGACTGGGCAGGATGTCGAGGACTCGCCCCCATTGTGGCGTGGTCCAATCCAGTTGCAGGGTCAGATGGCAATCGTGGGTGCTAAGTGGGGCGCAGTCTGCACGCTCTACCGTGGCACTAAGTTGCGTGTGTTCCTGTTCGAGGTGCATGAGGCGACACAGGAGCGCATCCGTGCAGAGGTCGAGTTGTTCCAGTTAAAACTAGATTCGTACCAGGCAACGGGTGCGATTGACTACTACCCGCCACAAGATAGCAAGGACGCTGACCGTGTGTGGGCAGTGGGTAGAGACGATGAGCCCGTCACACTGGATGAGCGTGTGGATATGTGGGCGCAGGAAATCTTGGAAGCCAAAGAGGACATGAAGGCAGCCATTGACCTGATCTCTGACCGTGAAGCCAAGATCAAGTCATTCATGCAAGAGGCTACCACAGGCGTGACAGGGCTCTACAAAATCCGCTGGCCTATGCGCCACTACAAAGCCCAGCCAGAACGCATCACAGCAGCTAAACCCGCATCCGTATCACGTCAGTCAACACTTACTATCAAGGAAATCTAATGTCTAATATCGTAACCCGCAGTGGCTTTGCGCCACAGACAATGGCAGAAGCCATGCAGTTTTCAGAGACACTCGCTGCCAGTAGCATGGTTCCCCGTCAGTATCAGGGTAAACCCCAAGATATCTTAGTGTGTGTGCAATGGGGCTTGGAGCTCGGTCTCGCACCCATGCAGGCGCTACAAAATATTGCCGTGATTAATGGCAAGCCCAGTGTGTACGGTGACGCAGCGATGGCGCTTGTGCAGGCCAGTAGCGTGTGTGAGGACGTGCAGGAGTTCTTTGAGGGTGAAGGCACAGCCAACCCTATCGCAGTTTGCATTGCCAAGCGCCGTGGTCGCACGCCTGTGACGGTACGCTTTAGTGTCGAGGATGCCAAGCGTGCTGGGCTCTGGGGTAAGCAGGGACCGTGGACACAGTACCCCAAGCGCATGATGGCGATGCGTGCTCGTGGCTTTGCCCTGCGGGATGCCTTTGCTGACGTGCTCAAGGGGCTCATCACCGCCGAGGAGGCACAGGACTACCCCACAGAGCAAGCGCCTCGTGACATCACGCCACCTAAGCCTGCAAACCCATTAGATGCCATCGCCGCACCTGTGGTGGAGCCAGAAGTAGACGTAATTGCCGAGGCACAAGCCAATGCCGCAGCCCAGATGGCAGCAGCCGAGGATGCAGAGGACATTGAGGTGTTTGAGGTGGTTGAGATTGAAGAGGTGGTGAAGCCAGACTACGACACCAATAATTTCTGGGCGCTATTTGTGCCAGGCAAGGAGCCGTTCGTATGTCCAGATCAGCAGGCGTGGGAGCGTGCGTATGAGGAGCTGTGCGACAAGGTGACTAACTCAGCCAAGCTCAAGCCTGAGACTCGCATGGAAAAACTAGGTCAATTGCGTGTAGCCAATGAGCCTATGTTCGCCAAGCTGAATACCGAGGACAAGGTATTGCATATTCAATTTCATAGCGCACGCAAAGCTAAACTGATGGGAGAGCAGGCATGAGCAACCAAAAATACACACCCGCTAATCAGACCAATATTGAGAAGCGCTGGGTTGAGGAGCACAATTATGTCCGTGCCTCTGAGCAGCCTGACATCAAAGCCAAGCACGATATGTACAAGACGCATGGCTATGACACCACCAAGGAGGTCGTATGCGTAAAGCACTAATCCTGATGGCGTTCTGTTCGGTAGCGCACGCACAGCAACCAATGTCTTTGTGGGAGGGTGGCACGAGTGTGCTGTCACCCACACCGCAGCAGCGTGAGCAGCCTTTGTTCTCGCTTATGCCAGCCACCGTGACGCAGACTCCAATAGACGGGCTCAAGTTATTTAATGACCCGCAGACTGGGCGCTACGGTAGCGTGCAAGACATTGGCAATGGGCAAAGCCTGGTGAACACACAAGGCGCAGAGAACACACTGCGTTTGTGCCAGTACACAGGCAACGGACAAACAGTTTGTAACTGAGGTGAGATATGGAGCGTAAATTTTGCACAGCCTGTCAGACGCATAGGCTAGTTACTGAGGGCAGCAAGGTAATCGACCACAAGACTACACGCAGGTGGCGCTGCGCACAGTGTGAGCTCAATGCAAAGACACGGCAGCATAACAAGGAGAACAAGGCATGACAGACAAAATAAAAGAAGCCACTTGGCAAGAGATGTCAGACATCGGGCAGGAAATTGAGCGACCAGTTAAAAGCTACACAGGCGGAGTGCCTCGGTATGCAACGGAAATACCTGATGATCTGCTGCGCCAGTCCGAGCGTGAAGGCTGGCGATGGGCAAGAGAGTGTGAGGCAGAGGTGTTTAGGTTGACCGACGTAAATCAGGATTTAGCAGCGGCTTTGGTAGCCTGTATGTCGGTCATAGATTCCAACGGTCTTGGTGGTGTAGTCAAAAAAATTGCTAACGCAGCACTTGCAAAACACAGGGAGGAGACATGATGCAGCCAGACTTATTTGTTGCAGCAGCGCAACAACCCTTGGTCGATGAGATCAGGCGGCTGACAGAGCTCAATAGATTGTTGATAGCTTTGGCGCAAGAACTAATGGCAGCACCCGATGTTGCAGAGTGGGATGATGCTTGTAGCAAGCTAGCAAAAGTAATTATTGCGGAGAAAAATAAATGAAATCTAGAGACTTAAACCTGACTGGCGCTGTCCAGATCAAGGTGTACACAGCACTTGAACAGCTTGGTGCGGCGACTGCTAGAGATATTGCTGCTCACGCAGGGCTAACCGAGTTGCAAGTGGTCGGTGCAGTGGATCGCTTTATAGAAATAGGGCGTGCCTATGTGTTGGAGTGGAGAATAGCCAGTAGTCGCAGCGCTGCTCGTGTATTTAAACTTGGTAGAGGCGACAGCGCACCACGAGTTGATTCAAATAAGGTGGAGGCCAGAACACCAAAAGGAGATATGCACTTGCTAGACTACAGGCAGCAGCACTTAGAGCACCAAAAATTTATGCAGAATTTTAAGCCGCACCCTGACGTGGCAGCAGCTTGGTTACTTAACCCAATACAAGGAGAGTCAGCATGACGGAAGAAGAACACTTTGACATGATGCAGAAACAGCAAGAGCGCACAGAGACAGAGAAGCGTGCAGCAGATGAGGCGGATCGGTTTGTCAATGCGCACACACCTGCCATGCTGTCTACTATGTCGCTGCGCAGAGCCTTTGAAATAGGCTATCGCTATGGGTGGCTAGACTATCCCATCAAGAAGTAATTACCTTGGCTTACAGGTGTAGGTCTTGTCGGCAAGTTGGATGTTTTCACTAGAGAGCTCTACGTTTTTCAAGAGCATCTCTGTGATTGCCTCTACTTGCTGAGGGGACTGGTGTTGAAACACAACCCAGCCACCTAGACCAACACCAAGCAAGAAAGCGATGAGCGCCTTAATCATGCCAGCATGGAGTTGGCTTTGACTTTGACATCAGCCACTCGGTTAAGCCAGCCTTTACCAAATGTTTCAAAGGTGTTTAGGCTGCGGTAAAAGTCTTCCTTGGCATCGCTAAACTTTTGGATTAGCTCTGTCGGGTCTTGGGCTTTAACGGCAGCAAGGGTGATTGGGCCAATACCACCGTCAGCAGGCACATCAACAGCAGTTTGCAGAATCTTGGCAGAGCGCCCAGGGCCTGCGTTCACAGCAAAGTCGAACACCAAATAGTCCACACCTGTGGGTAGCTCGTCGCACTTGCAGGCATCCCAGAACTTGCGCTTGTACAGAGGCTCAACCATCTCAGGGGTCAGGCTGCGCATCTCTTTCTCGTTGGACTCACGACCAACCCACTCTTCCCAGACACGCTTGGTCACGCCAAGATTGGTCATGCCGCCTGGATCGGACGGGTGATTCACATAGCCGCCTTCCGATGCCAACATCTGCTTAAACGCTTGTTCCCAATTACTTGCTGCCATTTTCAATCTCCTTTGTTTTCCTACGCTCAACCATATCGGCAACCTTTTCTACAGTCCTGCCACCAAAATAAAAGGACATAATAATTATGCCCCATTGCCCCAACAATTCTACATATTGCTTGTGGGTTTCCAGATCAAAGGCACTCATCAAGGCAAACGTAAAATACCCCGCCAGAATTATGAGGAGGGTCATAGGACGGATGTTTTTAGATAGCCAACTATCGCTACTCATGTCAGCCGTATGACGCTTGGTAAGCTCTTGCTGTTCTTGAATGTCAGCGTTAAGCTGCGCTAACTGTCCAGACTGTTGCAACTCTAGCAACTTGAGCTTTGCTTGTTCAGCAGCTCCTGCGTCTGGGAATATCTTGTCAATGATTTTGCTGCCAATACCCAAGATGTCGAGAATCATATCAACTCCTATTTTTGTAGTACAAGTCCACGGGCAACTACTTCCATAATTGAACGTGCGTATTCTAGGTCTGGTTCACCAGCCCAACCTACCGTAATCTGACCAATAAATTGACTTATATCTGGAGGCACAGAAACCCTACAGGTAAAGCGAACGCCTTGATGTATGTACCAAAGTCCTGCTTCAGACTGTGGACGCAAGTATTGACCACAGGGTATTTCACCAGCCATGAGTTTTACTACGTCAGCGTTATTAGCTTGATTGCCAGAAAAAAGACCTACGTTTGCACCTTCTAGTATTTTTTGTCTAATACCATCTTTTGCGTACGCCCTTACGAGTACGCGCCTGTTTAGGATGGGATCAACTGAAAAAATGGAAACGGTTTCCGCCTTGGTCTCTCTGAACAGCATGGAGGCTGCAATGTCAAACCGGCTTTCATCTAGCTTGGGTAACTCTTTGCTCTTGAGGTAGGCGCCAACCATGACACCTTGATGGGTGTACACAAAATAGCCTATGAATCCAAGTAAACCTAGTAGCACCACCACAAACAATTTAAAGGGTGAGTTTACATAGTTGAGTACGCCCATTAGCGTATCTTTATTTTCCGTTGACATCATCGTAGGTCGCAAAGCCAAAATAGGACGCAAGGACTGCGCTGATGAAACCGTAGAAGGGGAGTGCAATGTCCCCTAGCGTGGGGGACTCTGATGCTAGGATAAGCAGAGGGAACAACAGACCAGCCAGCATGGATAGCCACGCCATCTTACGTCTGTTCTTCCATCGGTCTGTCACTTGTCTACCTTCTGGTCTAGCTTCTCGTATAGCTTATCAAGCAACACTTCGATACGATCAAAGCGCTTGTCCATATCGCTGCGGAAGTTTTCAACATCTAATTTCTTGACATAGCTTTCGCTTACATGAAGTCGCATATCAGCAACTTCTTTTTTGAGCTCCTTTACGGAGTCCCATAGCTGACGGGCAAACCATCCACCGATTGTCAACAGTCCTGCTGCTCCAATGTTGATGATGATTTGCCAATCCATGCTTACTCCGCAATACTAGAGATTATCCAACCCATTGCAACCACATCCGATTTGCGATCAGGGTAGTCTGCCAAATAAGTTGTTGCGTCAAAATAATCTTTCGCTGTCTCGTCAATAAACGTGACGGTAAGTTTATTATCAGCGGTATTGAATGTAATTGAATCAACCATGATTAAGCCACCGAATAAGTTACATGAAACGCATAAATTGCGCTTGCCACATTAACAGCAGTAAATCTAAATTCAAACTGATCGCCAGTTGCATCAGCAATAATTGCACCTTGATCCGCTTGACCACCCGTGAGGGTTGCAAATGTTCCCCCTGCTTGTCTACTTGAACCAAAAGCACTTGCAATGGGCAAAGTCATTTTCATATTGCAAGCACCAGCAGCGGTTGGATCAATAGTGACTTGACCCGATACCGTCACTACATCTCCAACTCGCATATATTGGCACGTTGAAGTGGAAGACGCTGCAATGTTTGTTGTGTTTGTAAGCGATGGTGTGTAAGTGCCGCTAAATACGTTTCCATCTGTAGAGGCGGGAGAGGTAACCGCTGTGCGACCTACTGTTAAACCGGATGTAGCTGCTAACGCAACCGTACCCGCTGCGCTTATACTCAATCTCTGTACGTCATTAGTGCCAAACAAAATAGCACCGTTTCCTACGTTCCAAATGTAGGCGGTAGAATTGCTTCCTGCGTAACCTAAATATGTATACGAAGTAGTTGGTACATCGCTATCACGAAGATATACACCTGCTCCGGTAGCAGATTGAATGTCAATTATTCGACCAAATCCTATTGTGTCTGTTGGTGTTGCAGTACCAAGACCTACAAATCCAGACGCATCTTTATAGATTTGGTTTGTACCAATTGCAATAACACCTGTACCGCCTGTAAGCGTGCTTGTGTAAGAGAGGGTAGTGAACGCACCTGTACTTGCTGTAGTAGCACCAATAGTCGTGCCGTTAATTGAGCCGCCTGTAATTGTGGCGGAGTTAGCGTTTTGTGTAGACAGTGTGCCAAGACTAAGATTAGTTCTAGCAGTAGAGGCGCTAGTTAAATCGCTCAGGTTATTAGTAGCCAACAAGAACCCTGACGCTGGCACATAAGCCACTGACCAAGCAGCGCCTGTATACACTTTCATTACATCATCGACAGTGTTGAAATACAGATCACCAGCCTGTAGCGCAGATGCATCATTGCGTACTGTTGGGTTTGTGGTTTTAGGTCCTAGATATACGTCAGAAAAATTTGTAATATCAGCCACATTTGTAGCAACTGTGGTGACATCAGCAGAGATACCCGCAACCGTGGTCACGCTAGCAGAAACCCCTGCAACTGTTGTCACATTGCCACTAATGCCGCTTACCGTATTTATGTTGGCAGAGTTACCCGCAACCGATGTCACATTGGCAGAGATGCCAGCAACCGTAGTCACATTCGCAGAGATTCCTGCTACTGTCGTCACATTGGCGTTATTGGTAGCAACGGTATTTATGTTGGTCGCATTACCAGCAACGGCGTTGATGTTAGTCGCATTGCCAGCAACAGAATTTACATTGCTGATATTTGTACCAACCGCATCCACGTTTGCAATACTCGTGGCAACGGTGTTGATCTCCGACACAGCCTCAAGCAAGTCAGCACCAACTGCATTTACGTTGGTGATGTTAGTAGCCGTTGCGTTTACATTGGCAATATTAGTGCCAACAGAATTGACATTGGCAATATTTGTAGCAACCGTGTTGATGTTCGTAGCGTTGCCAGCGACAGCCACCACCTCGGTGTCAATGCCTGCGACAATTACAATCTCATCACGAATAGCGTAGACTGCTGCGACTTCAACTGCCGTGTCGCCAGGCTGCGGGTTACCGTCCTCGTCAAATGCTAGGTACTTGCCAGCACGCTCTGTGCGACTGGGCAAAGTCATATTGATGTCAGTCGGGTCTGTGACCGGAGCCTTCATCCCACGCTCTGCTGTCTCAGCAATTTGCTGAATAAAAATAGTCTGCGAGTCGAGCTCGTCATTAAGCGTGTTGGCAAAGAAGTCACCGCCCGTCACGAAGTCTGTCGTGCGCTGCACTGTGCGACCACCGACAATGGTGATGTTACTCGTGCCAGCAGTCGCTACTAGCGTGACTGTGCCTGTGCCGTTGGCGTTAATCGTGACTGTGTAATCAGTCGTAAGCGTAAGCAAGACATCAGCCTTGTATACGTCGATGTCAGTCTGGGC